TTGGTGCCGTCAAGGTTAGTGTACGTCCAAGTGATAGTGATGGCCTCTCCGCCGGTAGGAATCACCGCCGTTGCGGGGATTGCCGCTTCGAACGTGGTACCGGTCGTGTCGGTCGGGTCCAGCTCAACTGGGAAGTTGACCGGGTCCGAGGACGTGATTGAGGCCTGCGCTGCTTCGAGCGTGAACGCCGCGCCGCTGAACGCCGGGGTGACTTGGAACTTCGGGGTGTTGCCGGGAGTGATTGTAACCATGGGTGTATCTCCTTGCGAGATGAATCCGCCTGTAACGTTGTCGTGATGATTTCTGTGACACAAGAGCCAGCGTAGCAGCTCTCGTAGTTCGCGTGCCAGTTCTAAACACATGAACATGGCTCCTTCGTTAGGGTGAGGTGCCCTAGCCTTAATTATAAGCTAAGGAGGCCTCCACTAACTTAAGGAGCTCACAGCACCTCGGCTACGTCAAGCTCCGGTAGCATCCAGTTGACAACTCCACCGGGCCGCTTCCTAAGAGCACGGTGCCATTTTTATCTGTGTACGTTTCAGCCATCTCACACTCCATCCTAAAATACCCTGCCACCCATCACAGATGACAGGGTCGGAGAAACTTGTTACGCCAGTACTTCGGCCTTATCCTTCGAACCGTTGGGACGCCAGTGGATACGCACACCGACCTGCTTGCTTAGTTCCACGGCCTCAGCACATGACACCATTATACGCCCCTCTTCACTGGCTGGGCGGTCGGTCATTCGAGCCGTCGGCGCGACGATGGTACCGGGCACGACCCTGGCCGACACTTCGTAGTCCTCATACGCCAGTAGTTGCTGGTGGAAGACTTCTGGGGTGGCCCAGCTTGGCGTCTCGGCGCGTACTGAAGTGATGGGCACGAGTGGCCGTGCTGCAATGCTGCTTAACAATTTGACGCCTCTTCTATCAACTGATCCATGTGTTACCAGCCTTGAACAAGGTCAGCTAGATCGCTTGCTTCTCTTGACAGCCGAATGGCTTCGTCATATTGACCGTGCTGCTTCGCAGCTTTTGCCGCGTCAATCTTATCCTTGGCGCACTGCAAGACTTCGTGCTTCAGGCCGTTCATGCCGTCCATCCTGTCCACCATCGCCAGATGCTTAGCAGAAGGTGCTTCACGCGTTTCCGCCTTGTGCGATCGCTGCGACATATGCCTCTGGCAGCCATACGTATGTGAATGCATCCTGCGGCTCAAGGGCTTTGTCCTTCAGCTTGCAGAGCTTGCCATGCGCCAGGCGTAAGTGCAGAATCCCCTCAACTGGGCCGCCTGCATCTTTTAGTGCGGCGAGCAGCAGTTGGTTGTAGGCGTCCGGGTTTGTGCCGCAGGCGAACAACATGCGAATGTCATTCGCCGATATAGACACACTGATTGGCTTCGGCCCCTCGATGGGGGCCTCGATGGGTGCCTCTTGCTCTGCAGCGTTCACGCGGTCGCCTTTGCGTACAAGTACTGCAGTTGAATGGTGCGCCACTCCGCCTTGAAGGTGACCCAGGACACGACGATGAAAGCTCCGTACAACACCTTTCCTACGTACTTCATTTCACAAGCCTCCTTGCAAGAAGCTACAGCTTTTTCTTTATGGTATCTTTGCACCTGCATACGCCGTGCTTTTCGCACTCAATGCGGGCCTGACGTTCTTTAAACGTGACGCCGACAGTCAGCTCTATGCCGGCCATTGCGAACACGACTAGCTCTCTGATCGTGGCCTGGTGGGCCAGCTTGGCGTCGTCCTTTGTCACTTTGTTGCCACTTTCTCGAAGTAGAAAATCACAGGCTTTGGCCATTTGAGACTGTTGCGCCACGTGGCTAGGTCCATCGAACCTTTGTCCAAGTTGCACTTCTTACAGGCCGCGACAATGTTCTCGAGATTGTGATTCTCGGGGTGGGAGCACCCGTGACGGCCTGAGAACGAGTAGCGCACATTCTTCCATCTGACGATCGGAAGCACGTGGTCACGTTGCATTGTTCTTAGAGTCAATGGGACTTCGCAGTATGCGCACTTGCCGCCGAAGCGGGCCAAGACTTTCTTCTTAGACACATGGAGGTTAGCCAACGGACACCCTCCACTGAGGTATCTTTCCATGGACCCCGTATCTAAGAGAATCGCAGTCGTCATCTTCCGTTTTCCTGGGCTGTTCGATTCCTCTTTTTGCGGCATCGTCGTCCCACGCATAATTAGGAATGCGCTTTGCAAGCTCTGGGCAGCCACGCTTGCTGATGCGCAGCTTTCGGCGTGCAAACAGGGTGGCGACTGTGTGAATGCCCTCTTTCACACTATTATTCGCGTCCGTGACCCACAGCCCTCGCTGTATAAGCTCCTGCTTGAATGATGCGGCTTCGGGCGGTACTATGATCTGATGTTTCTCAGCGCCGAACGCGATAAGGTCGTCCACGTACTGGCCATCAGTTTTCATTCGCATTTCTTTTCGGCTGTCCCACCGCTGTTCTGAGACGCACCATATAACGTCGCCGTCATCATAGTACTCAAGATGCGATTGTACGTGATCTACTCCTGGGTCGACGCTGAACCAGTGATCAACGTAGCCACCCGCGTTGCGCAGGCCTATAGGCTCATCCTGAAGCTGTACCTGCTTACCGTCGACCGTAACTACCCCATCGAACAGGTTCGCAAGCTCTGAGAAGCTATCACGGTATACGCTCCCCTCCGCCACGCACCATTCTGCTAGAATGTAGCGTCTATAGAATACGCCGGTCTGCGAGGCGATGATGGCCCGCTTTGAGACCTCATCTATATTAGGGTTGTCATCAAGGCTGAAGTTGATGACTTGCAGGTTATCAGCAAAGGCGGGTGCGTCGATTACTTCAGCCTTCAGATAGCAGTACGGGTTGCCGGTGTTGGTACTGAAGTAGGCGCGCGCCCCGGCTGGGGACATACGCAAAAAGAGCTGCGCCAGGAAGCTCTTGGGGTACTCAACAACTTCGTCACCTATGACTACGCCGACCGTCATACCCAGAATCTGGCGGTAAGACGCTTCGTCCTTCGCGCCCATGCAGAACCACTGAGTTCCGAATAACCAAAGTTCGCCGGTGGAGGAGTTGTAGGAGTAGTTATCCTTGCCTACTATCGTGAATAGGTCAATGAGCACGTTGCGGTAGAGCGTTTGCTTCGTGGCCCCGGTCATCAGCCGCTTAGCGTTGGGTGGGATCTTATAGCGGCACAACTGAACGATCTGCTTTGCGTTCAGCGTAAAGGTCTTCGACGAGCGGACAGTGCCGATCAGGATGGTGTAGCGCTTATCCTCGACCGGGTCACGCATGATGAAGTCTTGACTCTTACGGCCGAACGGCTTGATGAGAAGTTCGGTGTCGCTCACTTGGCAGGCCCTTGCTTCAGCGCGGCGAAGAGACCCTCTAGTTGCTCGTTAGGGCCTTGTGCGCCGGTGTCAGGGCTCCGTCCGTGCTTCTTCGGCATCAGGTGGGCTAGCGTCCACTGCAGACCCTGGAACGCTAGCTTAGCGCGCTCAACGTTGTCTACAGTGCGCTGCTCGACGAGGTCTTCAACGTCTCCGTCCCGCGTTAATACTTGCTTGTGCGTCACAATGGAATAGCTCGTAGGCACCTGAGTTAAGGCCCTTGCGTCGTCCTCGAATAGCGGTACGAGCATTTCCTTCGCGCGCTCGCGAATTTTGCTGAAGGGATGGTCCTTATCGTAGACCCATTTCAGTAGTTGGTACAGGCTTGGATTTCCTTCGATGTTGGAAATATCACGCATGGAAGACCCTGTGGCTAGTAGTACGAACAGGCTTTCACCGAGTTCAGCAGTCCACGGAAACTCTGGACCAGGTGGCCGCCCAATCTTACGCTCTGCGGCTACAGTGGCTTGAACCTCGTGCTCCAGCTTAACTACTATGGCGCGGGCTGAGTGGTATGCGGCTTTATTCGCCACCGACCGCTCCGCCTTAGTTGGCAGCCCGGCCTTCTTGCTTCCAGGCCTGCGCGGGTTCTTCACCTCAGCAACCGGCACGGCCTTCTTACTCTTTGTGGATCGCTTCACCGGCACCGAAACAGCGGGCGCGGTGGCCGACTGCTTCTTCTTGGGTGCCATGCGGTGAATTCTCCTGTGCTACAGATAGGTAAGGGCCTCCACACTATCGCTGGAGGCCCTGCTGTGACTGATTCGCATCTTTCATGTGTTGCTAGTTCTTGAACTAGCGGGATGCACGTGCGTCACTCACGTAAACTTGGTCGGTGATGAGAGATTTGAACTCCCGACCCTCTGGTCCCAAACCAGATGCGCTACCAGACTGCGCTAATCACCGCTTCAAACCCCACACCAGCCACGAAAACCACAGCACCCAGGCCGTGACGTAGTAGATGATGATACAGATGCAAGCGGCCAGTGTGTACTCAATAAACTTTCGAAGCATCTTGGATACCTCAGATACAAAGGAAGCAAGGCCCGATGATCTGGGCCTCTTCTCATACACAGCCGACCACGGGCCGCTGCTTTAATTATAAACCTTTGCGGCCTCATCAGCCCGCTGCCACACTCCCAACGACCTCAGCCCAGCCCACACTCCCAACGACGTCAGCCCACACTCCCAACGACCTCAGCCCGTCGGCGCAATTCCCCACGTCCTGAAACCCTGAATCTTTCGACCGTCATAGTCGTGGCATTGGACCGGCACCCACATACCGGAAGTATTCACAGGAACGATGGCGGAAACAAATGCAACCGCCGTGTCCGGACCTCCCACGAATCTGAACTCCTCCGCTTCCACCGCTTTCACGGCGTCGCGCTTTGGAACATGTCTATGATTCCGACACACCGGCCAGACCCCGTAATTCTCTAGCCGCCCAGTTTCTTCCAAGCTCAACACGCATATTTCTCTGGACAAGTATCCCTCGTGCCTGATCGACGTTTTCCCGCGCCGGGAAGTTATCCGTGTCCGCCGATCAGAGCGTAACCACGGGCCACACCACTCTCACTTTGACTCAGTGACTTCAGTATAGCCCCGAACGGCCCAGAGGTTACCTGCGAAATCAAAATAAAGAATCGAAGGATACTAACCACCCTAAAATCAGCCACTTACCATGAAACCCCTCGATCCCTCAATGGGTCCCTCGATCATGATTGAGGGATCATCTCTTCAACACCGGCCTGAGTAAACTACTCATCCCTCAATTCTTTTTAACTTAAACTGTTTATAAATATAATGTATTACATGTATATACTATATATGGTGTATAGATTATATATATATAGGGTCGGACAGGTGAATCGAGCGACTTTATTGAGGGAGCTTAACCCCAACGTTCTCAGCCACTTAGTCAAA